GGTTGATGGCTATCCGTCACTTACTGTTAGCCCAACATGCACTGTTTTGATTGGCGGCTTTGAAGGCGGCTATCAATACAAGCGGCAGTATCATATGGGCAAGGAAAGCTATGAAGAGGTTCCGAGCAAGAACAGGTTCTCTCATCCGCACGATGCGTTGCAGTATGCGTTCTTAGGGGGCGGTGAGGGTCGTAGAGTGATTAGCGGTGTAGGGAGTCGTCCTACCCCCGCCACTGTAGAGAGAGTAGGAAATCCTTTCCAGCGGCAAAAGGTAAGGAATAGACGGTCAAGGTATGCAAGAGCATTATGAAGCTAATAATATGCTTTGAAGACACAGGGAATGTTGGGCCATGGAAGTTGTTCACATCTCACAGAAAAGGCTTTGGTCATGTTTTCGTTATTAGCTACGATGTGGATAACGATATTTGGATTAAGTTTGAGTGCGCTAGTCAGCGTTTTGTGGTTGATACATATAAAGGTGATGATGCTAATTGGCTTGTTGGGTATTTGATTGAGAACTGCGTGTGCCTAGATTGTGAGGTCGAGGATACTGTTATATATGTTCCAAGGTGGACATACTGCGTGAGTATAGCTAAGCACTTTGCAGGAATCAGAAGCCCTTGGATACTAACGCCATATCAGCTTTATTGTGAATTGATTAAAAATGGTGCCAAGCGCATTTTTGAGCGTGAATAGGAGATTATCATGGGCTTTATGTCACCGAGCACGCCGGGGCCAGATCCGGCTTTAGAGAAAGCAAGGCTTGAAGAAGAAGCTCGTCTTGAAGCTGAAAAAAAGGCTGAAGCAAGCAGAAAAGCTGAGTCAGAAAGAAAGCGCAGAGCCAATCTTGTTGGTCAGCGCAGTCTCCAAGAGGAAGATATTGTGGGGTTCCAAGGTTTCCGCACAAGCAAAAGCATGGGTAAGTCCATAAGGAGCTAGCATGAGAACGGTGCAAAACGGAGACGGCAATCCTATACCGCCTTCAGACGGAAAAGATTCGGGTGAGCTGAAGCGCATTATGCAAAGGTACAAGAAGGCCAAAGGCAGATGGTCTTCTTGGACTGACCTGTGGGAAGAGATGTATGATTATGTTTTGCCGCACAGAGAAAGCTTTTTCCAAGAGTCTGCCGCCGCAAGACGCACTGAGAATATATATGACGAGACAGCCGTTGTCGGATTGCCCAAGTTTGCATCACGGCTCCAGCTTGGGTTCTTCCCTCCTAATGGCAGGGCGTTCAAGCTTGCTCCGGGGCCGGAGTTCCCTAAACAAGCAATAACCAAGGGGCTTTTGCAGGAGCTTGATCGAATTACAGACCTGTTCCACGAAGGGTTAAGAAACTCAAACTTCAATGCAGAACTGCATGAAGGGCTTCAAGACCTTGGCCTTGGCACTATGAACCTGTTGTGTGAAGAAGGAAGATTCCTTGGGGATCTCCACTTTACCGCTGTTCCCCCAACAAACTTGGCTTTGCTGTCGGGCTCTATGGATAGAGTTAGCGACTGGTTCCGCTGGAACAACGAGATGGAGCTTACGGAAGTTAAGCACCGCTACCCTGACGCTCAGTTCACAGACAAGATGCTTCAGATACAAAAGCGTGATCCAAACCGGAAAACCAAAATCATCGAAGCAACAATGTATGACGAGAAGGACAGGTTCAAGGACGAGTATACATATTATCTTGTCTCAGAGACCGATAATGCGATCCTCATCAAAAAGACATTGAAGGGTCGTGGATCCGTTCCTTGGATTACGACACGATGGTCAAAGTCAGGATTTGAGGTTTGGGGTCGTGGCCCTGTTCTGCAAGCAATGCCAGCTATTAAGACGTTGAACTTGACGGTTCAATTAATTCTTGAAAATGCGGAGATGGCGATTGCAGGATCATATGTTTACGATGACGATGGTGTTTTCAACCCAGACAATATCACGATTCAGCCGGGAACATTTATTCCAAGAAGCCCGGGGTCCAGCATAGACACTTTGCAGTCTCCGTCACGTTTTGACGTTGGTCAGCTTATTCTTGATGACATGCGCCGCAATGTAAGGAAAGCTCTTTTCATTGATGAGCTTGACACTCGTCCAAATGCTAGAACGCCTCTGTCAGCTACCGAAGTGTCTGAGCGTTTGGCAGATGTTTCTAGGGATATGGGTGCTGTTGCTGGTCGTATGCAAAAGGAGTTTTTGCAACCACTTGTAGAGCGCATTGCAAAGATCTACAGCGATCAGGGGCTTATTGACATACCCAAGGTAGATGGGCGTGAGCTTAGAATTGTTCCTGTGTCTCCGTTGCTTAGAGCCCAAGACCAACAGGACGTGTCTGACTTTGTAAGGTTCCAGCAGACAATCGCCTCTACATTTGGTCCTGAGATAACCCCTGTTCTGTATAACCAAGAAAATGTGGTAAAGTATCTAGCCCAGAAGTTTGGGATTATGGAAGAGCTTCTTGCTGACCAAGGCCAAGTAGAAGCCAATGTGCAGACAATGCAGCAATTGATGCAACAAGGGATTCAGCAGTGAAGGAAAAGATAAATGTCTCGATTGATGGTAGAGGATATTCTCAGGAAGTTGACAAAGACCTTAATAGCAAGGCCTATGCTTTGTTTGGGTCGGGGGTTGGAAGAGACTTCCTATCGTACTTGGAATCTATCACGACAAATAACATCTACCCTGCTGGCGTGGGAATCGAAACTCTAGCTCACGCAGAAGGCGCAAGATGGATAGTTGCAGTGATTAAGAAGCGTTGTGAAATAGGAAGGAAACAAGGTGGCTAAACCTACTAACCCAAAACTGTATGCACGAGCAAAGTCTATTGTTAAGGCTAGGGTCAAGAAGTGGCCTTCTGCCTATGCCTCCGGTCAGCTTGTTCAGCAGTACAAGAAAATGGGGGGTAAGTACAGTTGATTGGCGTTCCTGTCATTGATGCTATTCAGGTTGTCATACTGATTATTATTTTGATAAAGATATTCAGATGAGTCTTAGTAAATGGTTCAATGAAAAGTGGGTAGATATATCCACAACGAAAGATGGCAAGCATCCTCCTTGTGGTCGCAAAATGGGCGATGGCAGAAGGGGCTACCCTAAGTGTGTGCCGTCATCAAAAGCGGCTAGCATGAGCAAGAGCGAAAAGAAATCGGCTGTACGCCGCAAACGTGCAACAAATCCATCAAAAGGCAAAAAGCCTACTTATGCGAGGACATAATGGCTAAATCACCAGCTTGGCAAAGAAAAGAAGGCAAAAATCCAGAAGGCGGCCTCAATGAAGCGGGGCGTAGGTCTCTACGCAAGCAAGGCAAGAACATTAAGCGACCTGTGTCAGCTAAAGAAGCAAAAAAGTCTCCAAAAGCGGCGGCAAGGCGTAGATCATTTTGTAAGCGGATGATGGGTATGAAAAAGAAGCTTACAAGCAAAAAGACGGCTAATGACCCTAATAGCCGTATCAACAAAGCACTAAGGAAGTGGGATTGTTAATGAGTGAAGAAGCAGTTCAAGAAGCTGAAACCCAAGAGGTTCAGGCTCAAACACAAGAGCAGGAGCAACCTCAAGACCAAGTAGCAGATAGACCAGATTGGCTTCCAGAGAAATTTGAAAGACCAGAAGAACTGGCAAATAGCTACCGTGAGCTTGAGCGAGCTTTTTACACAAGGAAAGAAGATCTCAGAACGCAAATTGTTGATGAGCTAAACAAGGAAGCTGTGAGCGAAGCTCCCATTAGCCCCGCTGACTATGAGATCAACATAGAAGCTCCTGAAGGAATGCAGTTTAATGTGGACGAAAATGATCCTCTTTTAGACTGGTTCCGAGACAAGGCACATAACTATGGAATGTCGCAGGACGAGTTTAACGGCCTTATGAATGAATGGGCTGTTATGGAAGCTAACCGTGGCCCTGATTGGAATATTGAATCGCAAACTCTTGGCGAGTATGCAGACCAAAGGCTTGATCGTGTAGATTCCTGGGCTCACAAAAATCTCTCAGATAATGCTTATCAGGCGTTTGCCAATGTTCCGGCTTCTGCTGGGATGGTTCAACTATTTGAAGAGCTTATGGAGCTTAACGGTCAACCAAGGTTTAACATGGTCAGTGAATCAGAGTTTCAGGAGAGAATTTCTCTTGAAGATTTGCGGAACATGCAAAACGATCCTAAGTACTGGCGTGATAAAGACCCTGCCTTTATTTCAAAGGTTCGGGCTGGATTTGCTCAATACTCAAGGACTAAGTAGCAATGTGAATTAACTTCTCAATGCTATTATGAGAATGTGTTTTTGCAAGAAGGCCCATAAAGCAAGGGATAACCGAAAGGCCCCAAGCGGTTGGACAACCGAGATGCAAACAATAGTAACCACTTTTTAGGAGGTCGTAGCAATGGCTACTCCAACAATCGATACCTCCTTTATCGAGGAGTTTGAATCCGGCGTCCACATGGCGTATCAGCGTCAGGGTTCTAAGCTTCGGAACACAATTCGGACCGTCAATGGCGTGAAGAATAAAACTACGTTCCAGAAAATCGGTAAAGGATTTGCTACTACCAAGGCTCGTCACGGCAACATTGCCCCAATGAACCTTGAGCACACTAATGTCGCCGTCACTCTCGAAGACTACTTTGCTGGTGAGTGGATTGACGATCTGGATCAACTGCGTATCAACCACGATGAGATGCTTGTTGCTCAGCAGTCAGGTGCATATGCACTTGGTCGCAAGACTGACGAGCTGATCCTCGATGCAATGGATACAACAACATCAACAGCTA